CTCGCGGGTGGAATGACGACCCCAGTCGTGGCTTACTTGTATGCGAAGGCCCGACCGATACTGCCGCAGCTTTGGATCTGGGGTTTGATGCAATAGGCCGCCCGTCTTGTATGGGCGGCGCTGACCTGATAGCCGAAGCTGTTGGCAAACGGGCAGTGGCAATAATTGCTGACAATGATGGGCCCGGAATGGATGGTGCAGAAAGGTTATCTAAGCGCTTGCGCACATTCTGCAAAGAGGTGAGAATAGTTGTGCCGGAACACAATGACCTGCGTGGCTGGAAGAGTCAGGGAGCGACCAAGGAAGATGTCGTCAGAGCAATCAAGCGAAGTGCCCCCGCCTGAGTGGAACGTGGAGATCCCTTATGAACTGGTTAGTCCCAACCGACTCATGCGCATGCACTACAGGACTCGCATGCGGGAACACGACCGGGTGTACAACCTCTTATGGACGTACGGAAGACCGCTAGCTGAGTTTAAATGCCCTGTTAACGTCCACATAACTAGGTTGTGGGGCAAGCGACAAAGGGGTATGGATGAGGATAATTTGTACGGAGCTTGCAAGATTTTGATTGATGCACTTAAAAAACCAAAAGGGAGGAGCAGGAAAGGCTTGTCGGTCATATTAGATGATGACCCAAGCCATGTTTCGCTCAAGGTTGTGCAACAAAAAGACGATGAAGGTTTACGCCGGGTACGGGTAAAGGTCTACCCACGATAAGTGCAAAAGAGTATCTCCCTTGGTGGAGGCCTCTGCCAGTGCACCGGCAGGGGCTTCCTTTTTTTATGAGCGGTAACGAACTCGAAAAGAAAGATATTTTGCAAGTCCTGCAGATCGTTGTCCTCGTTGGGGCAGCGGCAGCGGTGTTTTTGAATGTAGGGAGAAGGGATGAGCGGCTTGTGTTTGTGTCGAGTCAAATCGATGAACTGCGCTTAGTGTCGCAAGACCTTGTTAAAGCTCAGGTGCTCGGTTCTGCAAATGACCAATCACAGATGCACTTGTTGTTGGACCTTAAAAGTCGAGTGGAACGGTTAGAAAACGGGAGTAGGTAGTGGAAGAGCATTTCGTCACTGTCATGGTTGGCCTAGCGGGACCAGTTTTTTTGGGTGTGTTCGGTTTTCTTTGGCGGGTTAACTCAAAGATGTCTGCGATTGAAAGAGAACTCAAAGCTTTGGAACACAGAACTAACAGCAACTCCGCTCAGCTTGCAAAACATTTCGACAAGGCTTTCACAATCAGAAAGACAATTGAGTAGGTCATGAGAACCACGATTGCAACACTCTTTCTATTGACGCTTGTGTCTTGCTCAACAACACCAAGCTTCAAATACAACAGCACAGAAGGGGTGGTTCAGGCAGTCAACAGCCAATCACAACCCTTAGCAGTCCTAAGCTGGACGGCTGGCCTTTGTTTACTGGCCGGTGTAGGACTGCTAGTAATCACGTCTGGCAAGAAGGGGAAATGGGCACTGATTGCAGGCGGCGGGATGATCCTGTTGAACTACGCAGTTGCAAAATACGACGCGTACCTGTTCTACCCACTAGTCGGTTTTACGTTCCTGATTTCGGCAGCGTATGCCTACCGAATCATCAAACAAATCCTTTTGGAAAAGGGGAAGCAATGAGCACCCTTGCATCGTTTTCTGGTTTTCTTGGCACAGTCTGGTTCATGGTCCTTCTTTGCTGCGCGAGCTTTGGTGCTGGCGTTGTATTCAAGAGCCCATTTCTCAAAATGATTACTAGGGGTAAGTACAGTGGTTAAAAGAGTTCTCACTTTTTTGCGCGACGAGCGGGGCATGCAGACCGGCGAGTACATGATTCTTGGCACTGTTATGGGTGCTGGAACCATCGGAGCGGTTAAGGCTGTACGAGATGGTTCTGTTGACAAGTTCGAGCAGCTGACTGCGGCACTTGACACCGCCCCTGATGGGTCAGTTGGGGGACAGTAAGGAGCTTGATATGATTTCCGGGATAGCGATATTATTTCTTATGTCCGAGACGGTTGAATCAGACCCTGACGGTCAATGGACTTTGAATTACAGCACTATAACTTCTGGTCCTGTAACGACATACGCTGGCATGGTTAGGTTGTCCATTAATGACGAAACAACTGACCCATGTTTTGAATACGTGTTTGAGTATGACGAAGGTGAAGTGGTTGGACCGGAAACTTCTTGCAGACCCGGTGAGCCCATGCTCCCCTTTGATTGGGTTCACATCAGAGGCCAAGACGCTTCTGTAGTCTGGTGTGAATCGGCAAACGTATACCAGACACTTCCTGTTGAAGTGCCTCGTTTTTTCAATTTTAGTGTCAGAAAGACCTCGTTTGGGCCCGATGACTTAACTGAGCTTCTAGCTCAATGGGGCCAGCCGGGTGGCTGGGATCTCGATGGAGACGGCATCGTCTCCGGAACAGACCTAAACACACTGCTCACTAATTGGAAGATAGAAAGTGGAGAGACGTAAAGCAAAGATTGCTGCAATCTCATGCTCCCACTCACCATTTACACCCCCTGAGACACACCAGTGGGTGTTAGACACACTTTCCGGAATTCCGGACCTCACGCATTTCGGGCACTTAGGTGACGTATTTGAGGCAGGGGCTGCCAGCGTTCACGCATCAAGCGCTGAATACTCACACACGCTAGCAGATGAATACGAACATGCCCACAATTTTCTTAAATCAATACGCGAGGTTTTGCCTACAGATTGCCGTCGATGGATAAATACGGGAAACCACGACGACAATCTGACAACACAAGACCCCCGGCGGATCCCTCGGGATCTGCGGGGTCTTGTGCATTGGGAGAAGCATCCTGAGTGGGGGGAAGAGTTTAGGAAATGGCACTGGGTGCCCTACGAAAAGTCTTCTAAGGGCGTATATCGAGTTGGGCAGTGCCATTTCTACCACGGATTCGACTGCTCAATGAACAGTGATGAGCTGGAAGGGTTGCAAATGATTGGAGCTTGTGGCTGGATACCTTTCAGTCTGACCGTGCGAGGACATACGCACAGGCCAGTGCCCCCAACCCAATGCAAACGAACAGGTAAGATACCGCTTCCATACTATTACTCCAACGTGGGCACATGTGGCCCCTTGAAACCTGAGTGGGCTAAAAGGAAAGATACTAGCCTATGGGGCACAGCTATGATTATCGTTGAGTGTGTATGGGACAAGCCTTCTCGTATATATGGCAAAAGCTGGGACGCTGAACTGGTGGTGATGCCATGAAGTCTGCATCTCAGAAAATGCACGAGGAAGTCAAAAAACATGTCACGTACTGGCAGACTGAGTTCGATATAGATAAATGGGCCGTTGCTGGTGTCTTGTTTGACATCGCAATGGACTTGCTTATGTATATTGAAGTAGATACCGAGGAAGAAGAAGAGGAATAACTATGGCTAAACGAGGCTTGTACGCAAACATTCACGCAAAAAAGAAGCGCATTGCGGCTGGGTCCGGCGAAAAGATGCGCAAGCCCGGTCAAAAGGGCGCACCTACAGCTGCCGCTTTTAAGAAGTCTGCAAAGACTGCCAAGAAGCGACCAGTTAAGCGAAAGGGTAAGTAATGGCTAAGTCTCCCGCATGGCAGCGCAAGGCAGGACAAAGCAAATCTGGTGGCCTTAACGCAAAAGGCCGTGCAAGCTACAAGAAGCAGACCGGTGGTACACTCAAGCCGCCAGTCAGTGCTGCCAAGGCAAAGTCCAGCCCCAAGTCTGCTAGTAGGCGAAAGTCTTTTTGTGCCCGCATGTGTGGCATGAAATCACGGCTTACAAGCGACAAAACCGCAAACGACCCGAACAGTAGAATTAACAAAGCCCTGCGCAAGTGGGACTGCAAATGCTCAAGGAAATAAACATGCCAAAAGTAGGCGGTAAAAAGTACCCTTACACTGCTAAAGGGAAGGCAGCTGCAAACAAGGCTGCAAAAAAGACAAGCATGAAGAACGGCAAGTCAGGCGCTATGCGCAAGGCTTCTGTTCGTGGTATGAAGAAACGCACTAAGTAATACATACATAAGGAGCACGGCCATGCCTAGAGGCGGCGGTGGAGTATCAGAACCTAGTGGCAATAAACGAGCCAAGGGCCGCAAGGGTGCAAAAAAAGCATCGCGGAAGACTGCAACAGCACGTGTGTCTGGCAGGCGATCTGCCAAAAGACGCACTAAGTAAACTGGAGCTACGATGAGCTATTCAACTGGTCTATTTTGGGCGCAT